ATGGCTACCAACTCTCGCGATAACATCGTCAAGGCCGTCGGCTTCGACGTGAAGAAACTGAACTACCCGCTGTCCGCCGGCGGCAGCTTCGACTTCAACCAGGGCGACCTGCTCTTTTTTGACGCCACGGCCAAATACGTGAAAGCCCTCGATACCGACGCGAACGCCGCGTATCTGGCGGGTGTGGCCCTGCGGCCCTCCTTCCTGGCTCCGTACACCGCCCAGAACCTGGCGGCCGGGCCCGGCATCCAGAAGAACTACTACAACGACGCTCTGGTGGGGATCGGCTGCATCGCCTCGTTCAAGACGACCGTGAACGAGACGTATGAGGATGGCACCGCTCTCTACATCGGCGCCGACGCGCAGACCGTGACGACCGTCGTGGGCGCCCATTCCGTGGGCGTAGTGAAGCTCCCCAGCGGCGGCGACGCCGTTACCGGCGCGGCCGGTGTCGAAGTCCCGGTCCTGGTCATACCCCAGATACCGGTGCAGTCCCTCTAATCGAGGAAAGGAAAAAAGGAATAATACCATGGGAACCATAAACCTGAAAGAAACCGCCGCCGGCAAGACGGGCTCCAAACTAAGAGAGTCCTACAACAAATCCTGGGATAAAATGCAGGACCGGGTCCTCGAATCCCTGCGCGGGCAGATCCGCCACGCCTATGGCGAGGATATGGATATCAAAGACGAAGAAATAAAGTCCATGCTCGACTTCACGGACCCCAACTTCTCAATCAAGGGTTTCCGCGAGAGCGCGTACCGCTTCTTCGGCAAGATCCGCGAAGCGAACGCCGAGGGCGGGCTGTCCCAGCTCCTCCGCGCCGGCATCCAGATGTCCGTCAACAGCGAGTATCAGTCTGTCGAGACTAACTTCGAGGAGATTGTGAACTCTGTTCCCTCAAACAAAGCCATCGAGCTTTATGCGCCGCTGTACCGCGCGGGGTTCATGGCGGATACTGAGGAAGGCGACGAGCCGGTCCGCCTGGGCGCCAAGGGCGCGGATTTCCAAATCCGCAACGGGAAAAAAGCGGCGATCTTCGAAGTTACTGAGGAAATGTTAGAGGACGACATGACCTCCCAGATAACCGAGCAGGCGCAGCAGATAGGCCAGAATGGAAAAATTCTCAAAGACAGTATAGTTTTTGTGAGGTGGCTCGGTAAAGCTGGCGTGGACGCAGGCGGCCGCAAGGTGGCCGCCTCCCAGACCGGGGCGCAGGCAGGGGAGACCACCTGGCCCTTCAACGTGAAGTTCGCCAACGGCGGCGGCCAGAACAGGCTGACCACGTACACGGCCTTCGCGTACAACGCGCTGCTGGAAGCCCGGCAGCTCGCCCGCCAGATGAAGGACCCCAAGGGTAACAAGATGCTGGTCAACCCCAGCGCCCTGATCGGCGGTTCCGCCCTACAGGACATCTTCGAGGAACTGCTGACCTCCGATTACTACGCCTCGACCTCGAACATGAAGATACCCAGCGGCGCCAAGGCTGACACCGGCATCGGCACCGGCTTCGCCCGCAACATCATGAAGGGCAAGTACAACCCGGTCACCTCGATCTGGCTGCCCGACACCGCCTGGGGCATCATGCAGGCCGGAAAGGGGCTCACCCTCCAGAATCGCCGACCGCTTCGAGTTTTGTCCGAAAATCCCGCCTCCGGGCCTGCGTTCACCTGCTCGGTGTTCCGCTACAAGATCGACGAACGCTGGGCTATTGACTGGCGCGAGCCGCGCTTCGCGATATTGGGATCTGACGGGACCATATAAGTCAAGCGACCTGGTAATGAAGAGGGGGGCGGCTAACCCCGCCCCCCTTTTTTTAAAGGAACTATCATGAACATGCCCCTTATAACTGCCTTGGTGGAGTTTACAGCAACCGGCACCCGGGTTATTTCCGACCTCCCCGCGCAGGCAATCCCCACCAAGTTTTCCATTGAAGTCGTTGGCTACGATGCCGCCGGCGCTGTACTCGCGCCCACCTCCTGGGATATCCTGCTGCTCGGCAGCCTGACCGGAAAGGTCTACACCGAGAAGTCAAAGATACTGGAGCACATCAACACGGCCCAGGACAACGGCGACACCGTTTACAGCGCGGGCAGCTTCTTCCCGGCCCGCTTTTATCAGGTGAAGTGCAAGGCGCTCACCCTGGGCGGTGCGGCGAAGATAGTGGTCATGGTCCTCGGGGTGAAGTAATGATAAAGCGCTCCGGCCCCCCCCCGGCGTCAAGCGGAAAGGTCCTCTCGGTAAGGGCAGGAGAAGAATCCGGCCTTAATGCTTTAGAGAGGATCGAGGACGCGCAGGACCGGGCGGACATAGAGAAGCTGGAGCAGCGGAAGCTGGAAGCGCAGGCGATGGACAAGATCGGGACGGTGGTCGGCTACGGCCCTTACGACACAGACCAAAGCCCCACGCAGGTTTTCGGCATGGCGGCGATAAAGGCCCCGGAGTGGCGATTCTCGCGCTGGTACTTCCGGGACAAGATAATCGTGGATCTCTTTCGCACCCGGCAGGCGTACCAGGCGGCAGAAGTCGAAGCGCGGCGGCGCATGGCGAAGAAGTACGGCGTCAGGTACGCGGCCCTCGGCCCGAGCATGAGCTACCGGACCGACTTACCCCGGCAGCTCGGTCTATGAGGCGATTCTATGGACTATACAGCTCTTATTGCCCGCGCTCGCGTAGAGTGTAATGACACCGCCAGCAGCAACCCCCACTTTGGCGAGACCCCCACAGGCGTGCGCGATGCGGCGAACACCGTCTTCCGCCTCCTGAACCCCAACCCCGTTGCCGCCTCGATTTATTACACCTATGGCGCCACTTCCCGCAGCCAGGCCGGGTTTACCCTGCTTGACGGGCCCAGCGGCTACGTCAGCATTACCGCGGCTCCGGACGCAGGCGTTACCCAGCCGTTCTTCTTTGATTATTTCAGCCAGTGGTTCTTGGACGCCGACTACCAGCAGATGATAGACGGCGCGACCGAGGACCTGGGCGGCGTGGCCGGACAGCTCATGGACGCCGGCCTGAACTCCGCGCTTATCCAGTTTGTGATTTCCCGGTTTTGGAAGCGCCGGGCATCCACCTATGCGAACCAGTACGCGAGCGCGGCCGGCGGCTCCAGCGCGGCACCGGAGTCGGTGTCCTCGCAGTACCTAGCCCTCGCCAAAGCGGCCACCAGCGAAGGCATCCGCCTTATGACCGCCTTCTACACGCGCCACGGCAAGCGCAACGCGCCCGCTTCCGGCACCATCACCAACCAGATCAGCCCTTACACCCCGAGGCGATAAAATGGGAATGTTCAAGCTCCAATTACGGACCACCCCCAAGGGCTTTGAAAGGCTGGAAGAAATACGCGCCCGCCTGCAGGACTTCTCGGTTCCGTTCACGAACATCATCCAGGAGTGGGCGAAGGGCAACGCCCGCAAGTTCGAGCGCAGCGCCGGCGCGGAGCTGACCGGGGCGGACCAGCAGCTCGTTACCTGGGAGCCGGTCACAAAGGCGTATTACAAGCAGAAGCACGGCCCTATCATGCGCGGGGAGCGCACGCTCTACCCTGACTGGCTTATGGTTCGAACAGGGGCCCTCCGGGCGGCCCTGGGCGATACTTCGGGCTTTGCCGAGTACGTGAGCGCCAAGATGGCGTCTTTCGGCACCCCGCTCGATCCTGACGTGGCTATGGCGGCCAGCGGCAACCGGGAGAAGCGGCCCACCATTTTCCTTGACCGGACGGACCGCGGGGTGATCCGGCGCGAGATGCAGCGCTATTTGAGCATGGGCGAGGGGTACAAGGCCGCCCTCCGGGCTATCTCGGGCAGCAAGGCCGCGCTCATGCGCGAGAGCTGGGAGCTCACAGTCGCCTTCGCGCAGACGATAAGATAATATGTCGAACACGAAGATCCAGACAATTCTTGTTTCCCGCGGCGCTTCCGCGGGTCTCATCAACGTCACGGACGACATGACTATGTTTCTGCTGGGCCTCATACGGCAATACGCGCCCGGCCTCTCGAATTTTTACAAGGGCCTGCGGCCGATCTCGGCCGAGTCCATCTCTATCCCCTGCGCGATGGTGCAACCGATGTCCATAGCGCCCATGATGAACACCACGGCCAAGTTCCACAAGAAGCGGCCGTTCGATATCTGGTTTGTGGTGGGCGGAACCTCCATCGAAGAGTGCGTGGAAAATTGCACGTCCGTAGCTGAAATATTTACGAAACTTTTCAGCAACAACGCGAAGAACGATCTCGGAAGCGCCAGCGAGAGCAACAACTATAAAAAGTATTCTGCCGGCGGCCCCAGCGACTTGAACTGGCTGGATAGCGAAATGACGACCGTCGAGTGGTCCCCGGCGTTTCTTTCCGGGCGGCCCGGCGGGCCGAAGTACATCGCGGTCGGGAGTTTTCTGTTAACGTTAGAAACGCAAAGTCTAGTTTAAAAGGGAGATAATCATGTTCAGCGGAATATTCGGCAAATGCGGCATAGCGAAAGAGAACCCGGCCGGCACGTTCGTCGCGCCCACCAAGATCCGGAGGTTCATTCCTCCCTTTGACTTCCAGCTTGATAAGACCCCCCTGATCAGCCAGGCTGTCAGCGGCGTGGCCGACCTGAACCAGAAATGGGCGCAGGGCCCGGCGATGCTCAAGTCCGGCAAGATGAAGTATGAGGTCGAACCGGAAGGCGGGATCGAAGAAGACCTGATGGCCCTGTTCGGCACGGACACCATCACGGAGGTCGCAACCTTCACCGTCTCCCTCGGGGTCAACGACAAGATAGACTTTACCGAGGACGCGGATTCGCTCGTAACCGCCACGCTCACCCCCGGCACCTACGCAATGGGCGCCTCCAGCGCGGCCGCAGGCAGCCTGTGCGCTCTCGTAAAAGCGGCTATGGAAGCCGTGAACGGCGCCAGCACCTACACCGTGACCTACAGCTACACCACGAAGAAAGTCACCATCACCAAGAGCACCGGAGTCTTCGTGATAAACTGGTTAAGCGGGCCCAATACCCTTATAGCCGCCGATGCCCTGCTCGGGTTCAACACCGTGAACACGGCCAGCGCAATCGCGGCGACTTCCACCGCCACCACCTCGCAGTTCGTTATGAGCCACGCCTTCACGCGCCTGCAGAGCGCCACGCTGCCCTCCTACTCGTGGTGGCAGCAGAACGGGGTAGATTACCCCGAGTTCGCCGGCTGCTACCTGAACAAGCTCGACCTCGACATAAAGAATGGAGAGTTTGTCGTCGCTGACTCCGACTGGATAGGTTTTAAATACGAGGCGAACGGAACAACGCAGGCCGGCAACCCGTCCGCGCTGGCGCCGTACAAGTTCGACCAGGCGGTCGTCACGCTGGGCGGGGCCCCGAACACGGACATGGCCGAGATGAAAATCTCGCTGTCGAACAACGTGGCCGTCGAGCACGTGGTCGGAAACACGATATACGGCACCAAGGCGGCCTCCCACGGCATTGCGGCGCAGGTATCGGGCACGATCATATTCGAGGACGTGACCGAAATGACGAAGTTTCGCAACGGCACCTCCAGCTCCCTGAACGTGGTCCTCACGTCTTCCGAGGCCATCGTGACGGGTAAATACTACTCCCTGACGCTGGACATCCCGGTGATCAATTACCGCTCGGCCGCGCTCCCGATACAGAAGGGCGCGCTGAAAGTGGCCTTCACCGCGGACGCCATCCTCGACCCGGTAACGGGCAAGACGATCAGCGTGACCGCTGTCAACACGATGGGGACGGCCCTGTAAGGAGAACGCGATGGAACTTAAAGAAGCAGACGTAAAGCCGTTAGAATATAAACACGAGGACGTGAAGTTTCTTGTCAAGCCGGAAGCTACGGAAGAGGATCGCCTGGAGGTCCTGCTCGCCGGCCGGCAGGACGGGGAAAACATCGTCATGTCCCGCGCCGAATACTGCAAGACCGTGATCCGGCGCATGGTAGTCGGCTGGGAAGGCGTCACGCGCAAGGGCGTGGCCGTTCCGTACACGTTCGAAGAGCTGCGGAACTTCCCCAGGGGAGCC